AGTGCCGCCCGCTAGCTTTTTTGCCTCGGCCATCGTTCACTTATCCGTAATACAGTTCCCACGGCGCCGCCCAGGCGGTGAGCGTCATCGTCGGTGTGGTGCCGGCGAGCACGGCGTACAGCCGCAGATATTGGTAGGTGATGTTGCCCTGGCCGAAATTCCAAAACGGCTTGGCGATCAGCGTGCCGGCGCGGCCGGCATCCGGCACCGCGATCGAGCCGCCGACGATGGTCGGCACCAGCCGCTGCGCGGTCGCCGGGGCATAGTCGAACTCCATCAGATCCTCGACATTGCCGTTGCCGAAGGCGACATCGTTCGATCCGAACACGTGAAACTGGAAACTCGGCCCGGTGCCGCCTTGCGCGGTGATGTCGACCACCGCAAAGAAGCCGGTGCGGCCGGCGCCGACGTTAAGCTGGGTGTTGACATTGTTGAGGTAGCCGGTCGCGCTGATCGCCTGCGCGGCGCACCATTGCAAGTTGGTATCGACCGGCAGGACGGTGAACGGCGGGACAGCCGGCAGAGTGGGTTGGAAGGTGGTGAGCGCCATAGTGCCTGCTCCTCTTGCCGGCCAAAAAAAGGTTACGCGGTGATGGTCGCGGCCTGGATTGAGTCCAGCCGCGCGATCGAGCGCGGGTGCTCGCGCGACACGCCCCAATCCCATTTGACATGGGTCGACCAGAACGGCTGGCCGACGATCAGGCCCTCGTCGATCACCGACAGTGGGGTTTGCTCGATGGCGTAAAAGCCGCCGTCGCGCAGCGACACGCAATAGATCGAGCCGGTGGTGGCGGAGCCGCCGCCAAACGCCACCTCGGTCATCGGCAGCATGTCGGGGGTGTCGTCGGGCTCGTAGCCGAACAGGAGCGTGAGATCCTTGTATTTGATGATGCGCCGGCCAAAATCGTCCTTGGCGTAGCTGACCGTTTGGTTGACCAAGGTATTGTTGCGGGCGGCGGCGTCGAAGAACGGCATCAACGTGCGCGGCACGACGAAGTGGGTCGGCTTGTTGACGATCCAGTAAAGCTGATCGAGGTTGGCCAGCGACAGCGCGGCGCCGCCCGACGCCACCGAATTGTGGATCCAATTGTAGTTGGTATTGGTGCAGCGCACTTGCATGCCATCCGGCCCGGCCGGGTTGGAAGTGCGATCGCCTTTGATCAGCTGCTGCGAAAACATCTGGCCGAGCGCCGTCGACATCAACTGTTCCTGGCGGGCGCGGTGCTCGACGCCGAGCCGATCGACAATGGCGCGATCGACTTGGATATATTCGTCGATGAAAAACGTATCTTCTTCCCTAAGATTGAAGACACCGCTCGCCGCGGTGCCGGCGGCGTTGATTTGCCGGAAGGCGACCGCCGGCAACGCCTGAATGTCGAGGAAGGCGCGCTTGCCCATGTGCGCCGGCAGCATCGGAATTGCCGCCATCAGATCGCTTTCGCGCACCATGTTCTCGACAAAGACGCGGGTCGGATCGTTCTCCGGCAGGGTCTTGGCGTACTCGCTCAGAAGGATCGGAGCAGTGATTTGAACGTTAATGGTCGCCATAGCTTAGAGCTCCCCTTTACCTTCCGCCGCCGGCGGGTCCGTTGGGTCGTCGTTGCGCCGCCTGCGTCATCTGGGCGATGCGCCGCTGCACGAAACTCATGTTGTCGTAGCCGGGGATCTTGCCGGCTTCCTCGGCCTGGTCGCGGTGGCTTTGGCTAAAATCGGCGCCACCTTGTGAGGAGAATTGTTTGATCAGGTTTTCCATCGCCTTGACGATCGGCGCGGCGGGATAGGCGCGAATGAAATCACCCACCGCCTTGCCATCGTCACCGGCCTTGGCGGTGAGCCAGGTGGCGATCGCCTCGACCCGCTGCGGCCCGGCCGCCCCTAGAGCCGCCAGGTTGGCCTCGCGCGCCTTGGCCTGGTTGGTTTGCTCGGTGATCTTGCTGGCGGCATAGACGCCGAGCATGTCGGAAAACGTTTCCTGATCCATGCCGCGGGCGTGCGCGATCTTGCGCGCTTGGGCGAGCTCCGGCGAGTTTTGGTCAAATGCAAAGTTGACGCCGGCGGGAAGCTGAAAATTGCCCGGCAGCTTGACTTGGTATTCGGCGTCGGATTTCGGCAACGTGTTTTTGCGAACGAGTTGCTCGGCCTCGAAGGCGGTCAGCCGGTTGACGCGCTCGCCGAACTTGTCGTTGACGCGGCCGCCGGCGGCGTCCCATTCGCTATCAAGCACGTAAGCCGGCCTAGCCGGCGCGCTACTCTGCTGTTGGTTCTGGCTCGATTGACCCGATACCGCGCCGCCTGGCGCCTGGGATCCGGCGTTGCTGGTTTGACCTGGGGAATTGGAAGATGACTGGCCGCTCGCCCCTTGCGAGTTTTGCCCGCTGTACGTCACTTGCTCGGTCACCAATCGGCTCCGCCATCACCTCGGCCATGACGGCCATCAGTTCGGCGGCCAATTTCCTGCGCCCTAAATTCTCCCGCAACGCACCGGAAATGTCGGTGCCGGCGGCGGCGGTCGCAAACCCCAACAACACTTTTTGCAACAGCACATAAAACAACTCACCGTCGCCGGGTTTGCCGGCGTCGCGGGCGAAGCGTTGCAAAGCTTCGTGGCAGAGTTTTTCGTCGATCATGTTATTACGGCAGCCCCGCCGCTTGTTGCGGATTAGCTTGCGGGCCGAGCCGCGGCGACAACAGTTGCTTGATCTGTTGCACGGCAGCGCCGACCTGTTTCTCGTCGCGGAATTTGAGCATCTCGACCCGCATCTTTTTGAGAAACTCCTCCATCGATTTCTTGCCGTCGATGTAGGCTTTGAACTCCTCGGGAAAGGCCTGGCCGAGGATCTGGATGGCACGCACCGCGGTGGCGATCTCCTGTTGCTCGGCGGCGCGCTGCGCCGGGTTGAGTGGCGCCAGCCGCACGTTGTGGCCGTCGACCCGCAGCGGCTGGATGGCGCCGCGCTTTTCCAGCAGATATTTATATCTAAGAAAAATCTGCCGCACGCCTTCTTGCCAGAACACCAGGCCGGGGGTGCCGATGCGCCGCTGCGCGCGGGCGAGCTCGTCCATCCACTGGCCGAGCGTCGGCGGGGTGTCGCCGCGCTGTTCGGGATAGTCGACGTAAAACAGTTTGCGCAGGCGGCGGATCTTGTCGTCGACCGCGTACATGGCGTCGGTCGCCGGGTGCGGCGTGTAGATTGGCTTGATCGCGTTTTCCGAGCCGACCCGGACCGGATAGCCCATGCCGGGCTCGAGGCCTTGCTCAATCGCCGCAAAGCTATCGTCGGGGAAAGCGTAAGGCGGGGTGAGGTTAAGCTCGATGTGCTGGATCTTCTGCGCCTCGAGCTCGTCGATCTGGCGGATTTCCGGCAGGCCCTGGATCAGCGGGCCGAGCGCAAACGCCCAATCGGCGGTGGCATAAAACCGCATCGGAATGAGCGGGCACGAGCCTTCGCCGCGCAGCGTCGCCGAATGCACGACGCGGTTTTTGTACATGGTGACATGCTTCCAAACCACGTCGCCGGCCTCGTCGTCCCACAGCCGCCAGTAGCCCCAGCGGATCTCGGTCTTGTGGTGCGGGGCGCCGTTGATGTGTTGCTCGATGTCGGCCGGCAGCGCAATGCCGCGCAAGAGCGATTTGACGTAGCGGTTTTTGGTGTAGCGGATGATGAAGCGATCATCGATCGTGCCATCGGGGCCGAGATTGATCTCCAATTCGCGCAGCGGCACCGCTTGCGTATTTACCGCGTCGGTGGTCGGCTTGGGGTCGTTGATGAACATCGCGCAAGTGCCGCAGGCGAGATCCGGGTAGGCCGCCTTGGCAAACTCGGCATAAAAGTTCGATGCGGTGATCGCTTCGAAAATGCTTTTATCGTCGTCGCGGACCTGGCCCTCGATCTGGTCCCATTGCGCCTTGGTCAGGTTCGGGCCCTTCTCGCGCTGGCACCATTGCTCGGCCTGCGGCAGAAAGGTGTTGGTGATTTCGGTGCAGAAATCGCCGACGATCTCAAAGCCGACATTGGTTTGCAGAAAGCCGTCGTCGTGAAACGGCACGGTCGGCGGCTGTGACTGCGAATTGATGATGCGCACGCGCAGCGGCGCGGTGAAAAAATAGGCCTCGCGCATGTCGAGCTCGAACGGCACTTTTTGCACGCGGCATTCGGCAATGCGGTCGTTGGCCTCCTCGTCGAGCTCGTGCGGAATACTTTGTTCGGCAGGCTCGGCCATTTACGCCACCTTGGCGGTGCCGCCGCCGCTCGGCGCGCCCATGTTCATCGCCAGCTTGCCGTAGGCCGCCATCAGCGAGCCCATGTCGCCGCGCGCCTGGGTCTGCAAGCCGGCGACTAACTGGTTTTGCGCCTGTTCCTCCGCTTGTTGGGTCAGCGGATCAAGCGGCTGCACGGGCGGCGGTGAGGGCGCGTCCATTGTGCCGCAAGCAATCGCGGAACAGAGCTTTAGCCGCAACGCACCGAAGCCGCGATCTCCCAAGCCGCGCCGGCTTCCTCCGGCGTATCAAAATATCCGAGATGTCGATTTTTGCCGTCCACGGAGATGAATGCGCGGTAGCGGCCATTATGGCGATGCACGCCGCGGAGCCCAGTCTTGTTGTTTTTGTACTTGGCGGTGTTTGCCTGATTTTCACCGCGAGAAAGTTCGCGCAGATTATTCCAACGGTTATTCTGTGGATCGCGATCGATGTGGTCGATTTCCTTCGTCGGCGGCGATCCCGTTACCAGCGTCCAGATCAGAACGGGAACCGAGTAATCAATTCCTGAAAGGCGCAAGAATATTCTGCGGTCGCGGCGCAGCTTTGATGAACGCGGTGCTGGCCAGCCTGCTTTGCGCTGCCCATAATCGATTTTGCAAAACAGCTTTCCTGTTTCCGGCTCATATCGGAAAAGCTCGCGTAGCAGCGCGGCCGGTAAACTCCGACGTTTCTGGATGCTCATTTGTTAGCTCAATCAGCCTGCCACCATTGGCGAGACACTGCCGCCACAAAGTATCAGGCACCAACGCACCACGCAACGCACCGCAGCGCAGCCCGAGCAAATGCGCCACCGCCGGCGCGCACCAACCAAACAGCGGTGGCGCGCCGGCACGATCGCGGACCGGCATCTGGATCACGTCGGCGGCGTAAAGAAACTCGCGGATAAGTTCGTGCGCCGCGTCGCCGCGCGCGACCCGAATGCTGGTGCGAGAAAACGACGGATCAAAGAATATCCAGGTGTTGATTTCCGGCACGCAGCCGAAGGCGCGGACGTGTTTATATTTGCCGATCGGCAGAAAATTGGCGCAAGCCGTCGCCGACTTGCGGCTAAAGCAAAGCTGCCAATGCGTCGGCTCGCCGGCGCCGGGATCGAACGTAATCATCCGGCAATGCGCCGGCCAACGCCGCGGTGGCCTTTCCAGACCCTGACCGGCATGGCGGTGACGGTGCCCATCGTTACCGCTTTACCCTCGCCGCCGCCGAGCAGCATGTTCTCGCCGGCCTCGCAAATATGGCTGTATTGGTTTTTCTCCGGGGTGTCGGCATAGCGTTCGCCGGAAACCCGGATCCGGCGCATGAAATATCCTCCGGCCATGCCGGTGATGTAGGTGACACAGCGCGGATCGACCAGCAACGATGACGGCCGCCCGGTCAGCGACCGCCGCAGCATCACCGCGTTGACCGCCTCGTGGCGCACCGACAATTGGTTTTGCGGGTTTGGCGCCGGGCGCACGACCAGGCCGTGCTCGCGAAAAATATCGAACGGCGTCTTGTCGGTGGCCTGGCCTTTCTGCGCCCCGGCCGGATCGCCCCACAGCACAAAATTGCCGCCGGGATAATAGCTCTGCAGAAACGACTTGAGCGCCGGGGCAAATTCGACCGCACTGACATCGCGGCCGATGAATTCGCGCTGGATGAACCAGTCGCCGCGCAGGCATTGGCCGATCAAGGCCGCCGGCTGGCGGCCAAAATCGAGCCCGACAATCACCGGGGTATGCTCGATCGGCGATAGCGGCCGATCGGCGACATGGACGTCCTTGCGGAATTGCGGATAAACCGGCTGGCCGTCGATGTCGATCGCCGAGCGGTTCATCAGGTTGGCGTCGATCCAGGCCTTGGTCTGACCGCCGATTTTTTCCATGTAGAAATTTGCCGGCAGATGCTTGAGGTTCTCGGCGGCCGGGTTTTGCCGGTAGCCCAAAATACGGCCCTTGTCGTCGATGTCCTCGAGCAAGCCCGGCGGCTGCACGTAGAACGTCCAGCTTGCCGGCTTGATCAGCGCCCGGCGCTGATCCTCGGTCATCCAATCCGGCGCCGCCAGGTCGCCTCGCATGATCGGAATCCAATGGTCGGCCGGTGGCGCGTTGGTGTCGAGAATGAGCCCGCCCCAGGCGCAGCCACCATCCTTGACCGCGGGAAAGCGTGGCGGTGAGACGCGGCCGACCGCCTCGCGCACCACCTCAAATTGCGCGAACTGGCCTTCGTTGAACCAGATCAAGCTGGTCTCGAGCGACATAAAAAAACTCTTGGCGTCGGCAATATCCTCCATCGCGATAAAGGTCACATCGAGCTCGAGCGGGCCGACGCGGACCTCATGCAGATAGGGCCGGGTCTCGTAGAAGCGGCCGAACTGGCCGTGGCCGGTGCCCGGCGTAAACCAGTCTTTCCAGGTCTTGATCGCGGTTTCTTCCAGCTTCGAATAGGTCTCGCGGAACACGTGCGCCCGAAACCGCTGCCGGCCGTCGGCCTGTTTCGGCTGATCCATCGCCTGCTGAAAAATATGCAGGCAGCACGCCGACGAGGTGCCACTGCCTTGCGGACCCTGAATGATTTTAACGCGACTCGCTTTGTCGCGCATGAACGCGCGCAGCACCGCGCCGTCAGGACGAAAAATCGGAAAGCCGGTTTGCGGGTCGCGCTCGATCAATCATTTTTCTCTATTTCATCCGCGCGTGCGGTTCTTTCATACGGACCGGGCCCCAATCGTCATTGCGCCGGTCTTTGGCGCGGTATTCCGGCTTGGTTTTGCTGGCCCGCTTCTCCGACAGCATGATCGCAATCGCCTGCTTCTGGCTCTTGACCTTCGGACCGCTCGCACTGCCGCTGCGCAGCGTGCCGGCCTTCCATTTCGCCATCACCTGGGTGTAGGGCATCGATATACTCTATCTGAAACTGCCAGTGACGATACTCAACAGCGCCCCAATCAATCATTTCATCCGCGCGTGCGGTTCTTTCATCATGATTGGTCCCCAACTGTCGTTGCGGCGGTCGTCGGATTTGCCGATGCCGGGATATTTGCGATGCACCGCGGCGCGGACCTTGGCCTTCTCCTCAGACGTGCCGTGCTGCGACACCCGCGCCAGCGCGTTGCGCGCATGCGAGGCGTCCTCGATCGGATAGCGCCGGCCCGGCAGCGCGAAGTTCGAACCAGAAATCTTGTTGCGCGCCGCCGCGGTGAGCTTCGCCATCAACCTTGCTCGCGCTCGCCGCTTTCCTCGCGAGTGTCGACCGCACGCTCGGCCTTAACGAGCCGCTCGCCCTCGGCCTTCTCGCCGCGCTTAGTGACCAACAGCACCGGGATCTTGCCGGCGGCCGGATCGACGCCGTAGCACTTGCGCCGCCCGGAATTGTGATAAACGGCCCGCGGGCTCAACTCTGCCATGACGTCACCCGTTGTTGGCGGCGCTGCCGGTATAGATCCAAGTGGCGATCAAGGTGCCCCTGTCGCCGAACACGTTGCCGGCGGTCACAACCTTTTGCGAGCGGATTTGCTGTGCGGCAAGCTGAAAGGCGCGATCGATCAATTGCACCTCGGCGCGCTTGGTGTCGTGAGATTGATCGATGACGGTGAGGACACAAAGGTTTGCCATTTACCGGCTCCTCGACTTTGCGCCGAGCTTGGCCCGCGGCGATTTTTTCCGCAACACACCGGGTTTTACTTCACCTGATCGGGGCGGTAGAGGCCATTGTTCGGATCCCAGCCATCGCCGCACCAATCGGTCGCCTGCACGTCCGGCCAGTTGGTCGTGGCGGATTGACCGCCGCCGGTGCTCTCCAATGCGATCGGCGAGTTGTGATGGCATTCATAAACAGTGCCACGCATGCGCATGAAGAAACAATTCGCGCATTGCGGCCCGCCATCAGCCTTGGCTTCGGGTTGCGCCGGCAAACGAGCGCGGGGCCTTGCCGGCCGTTTGTGTCGTCGCACGGCGCGTTTAATCATAGTCCCACCAGACGACAATCAGCCCGATCGCCGCAAAGGCGCCGCCAAATATCAGCAAATCAATTAGCAAATCAATATCAGCAAATCAATATTAGCAAATCAAACAGCATCCTTCTGCTCGTCCTTTGATCGCCGCAGCGCCTTCGGCAAAAATTCCTGAATTTCCATTTCAATGGTGCCCGGCGAAACCTCGCCGCCGTTGGCCTGCATGGTATTGACCAAGGCGTTGCGATAGCCCTCCATAAACTCCTGGGCTTTCTGCACGTCGAAATTGATCATCGACAGGGTGTCCTGAAACGCCGACAAGTGCCGCATCGATTGATTGAGGTGATATACCGCCTTGTCAAACTTCGAATTGAATTGCTGCGCCTGCGCCTGTCCCTGTCCATTGTCAGCCATCTAAGCCTCCTCGCGGTTTGAACTGCTGCTCCGGTACTGCACGCAACAGTTGATTGGCACGGGCCTGCTGCTGCGCCTTCATCGTCATCTGCAGATCGCTCTGCAATACCGCCGCCCCGGCAATCAGCGGCATGAAAAACTGAAACTGCCCGACATTGGCAAAATGATGCACAATGCCGTCGCCATCGACCAGCACTACACCACCGCCCCGAAAACTGCCGGCCTTGGCGCCGGCCAAGGCCTGCTCGAGCAACCGCACCAGCGCATTGTTGATGTCAGCCACTCAGAAAATCCTCAAGCTCACTGAGAGGACGCCAGTGCGTCGGTGTGTAATGGCCTTCCCACTCGCCCCGCTTCCAGCGTGAACGAACGGCAAATTCAAGCGTCGGCCAATTCGGAAGCCAACCAAGTTCAATCGTTTTACCGTCCTTCGGCGCGGTTTCGATCGGTTGCCAGTTCATCAGCCACGCAGAAAATCCTCGAGCGCCGCCACCACCGCTTCCGCCTGCTCGGCCGTCATCCCGGCATTGCGCAACGCGGCTGCGAGCGCCGTGCGCTGTGGCGAAACCGGCACCGCCGGTGCCGCTGGTGTCGGTGCCCCGGCCGGCTCTGCCACCGGCGCCTCGTCCGTCACGTGCTCTTTAGGCATGCGCTTTGCTCCTCTGTATGTAGGCTTCGCTCGCTGCGTGTGTTTGGAAGGCCTCGCCATACTACTGACGCCCATCAACCAAACTTGCCGCCACCCAGCAAGATCGACAACAACCAAAACGCAATCGCCAGCCAGCCAAAATGCACCGCCAACGGCGGCCGGTTAACCTCGGTGATGAACAACGCCGCAATCGCCGCAAAACAAAACGCAAAGACCAGCAAAATCGTACCGAGCATCAAAACCCTCCCTGTACGTCAGGCGCGTTCGTACGCGCCACGTACCACTAACGCCCGCGCTTAGTCAACCCACCAACCCAGCGAGCGCCGCCAAAACCACAACCCCCAACACCAAAAAAAATTTGTGGAACCGGCAAGGGTGCAAAACAAAATCGCGGGAGGCGAACACGGGCGCGCGGCGAAGCTCGTTTTTTCCCCCCGGTGCCCTCGCCGGCCGCGAAAGCACGGGCATCGCGGCTCGGGAGGGCCCGAACGCCTGGAGGGCTGGCGTTCATTCCGTATCACCTACGGGAGGGCGTACGTCTGTTTGATTGTGCTCGACTATTTGCTCAGTCCCCGGATTTCGCTCGGATAGATCGATGACGTATCCGGCTTTGAGTTCGATGTTGACGTTGAGCGATGGCGTCGGTGCCGGCGCAATGCCGCCGATGCCGAGCATGTGTTTGGTCGCATCGAGCGAAACATGCTCGCTGCCGGCGTCGATGAGCTCGACCAGGCGCCGCGACGCGCGCATCTGCCCGGCAGCGATGGTTTGACGAGCTCGTCGTTCGATAAACACCCGTACATGATCTTTCTGAAACGCCCGGCTCAAATGCTCTGGCGTGATACCAACGCGCTCTGCTGCGGCCTTTTGCGTTGTGCACTCGCCGGTCAGCATGAGATCGACGGCTTGCGCAATTCGTCTCGTAACACGCCGTTCCTTGATCGGTTTTTGCAGCGGCGCGGTTGTTTGCTGCTCGGCTGGTGCTAATTCTTGCATGTTTGGGCCTCGATCAATTCGCGCATTTGCTGCTTGGTCATTGGCTGGAGTTTGCCGGCTTTGATGAGCCGGTGCAGCTTGGCGTTGCGGGCGGCGACTTTGCGATTGCCGCGCCAGGGCACCCAATGTTTGCCGCTAGTGCTGAATGTGGTTCCGGTGCCGCGCAGCTTTTGCATGTGGCTCGGCTTTCAAGTGACCCATCGCACCTGGTCGGTGCTCCGGGTGAAGGTGGAGCAAGCTAGTTCGTTGCTTATGCTGCGCCTCGCGCATTCACTCATTTTTCGGATTTTGGCAACGCACCGGATGAAATGTCGCGGTTTGACGCGTGTATAACCCCCTCTTGACGTGTACGTCCGTCGTACACATAAAGGGGTAGTGCCGGGTTGCTGCCCGGTTCAACACAGGGAAGGGGCTTATCTCATGACTAAATTTGCAATTGCAATCATGGTTGCGGTGGTGTTCGTCGGCAACGCTCACGCGCAATATTGCGGCAGTTACAGCAGCGCTCACGGTTATTGTGGCGACCCGCCAGGCCGCCAACTCCGCGAACAGCAAGACCGTCTCGAGCAACAATTGCAGGCCCAGCAACGGCGGCAAGATGAATTAGATGCGCAAATGGCAGAGCAGAACTACAAGGCCATGCAAATGCAGAACGATTTGCTGATGCAGCAGTACGAAACTCATACCGGCATTTTCCGTTAAACTGGTTCGCTCGCCGCACTACTCAGGGGGTGAGCGGCGCAACTGGCGGGCCGAGGGTGTCCATCCCGGCCCGCTTTTTTATTGCTGAATGCGGCGGAAATAGCGGGCCTCGAGGCTTGCCGGCCTCGAGGCCCTAATCACGTCCGGGCTCCTGGCCCGCGAGGGCGCCGGAGCTCGCCGAACGGACTGAAGCGCAAGCTAAACCTTTAACTCGAGGCCGCAACTCACCGCCGCTATTTCTTCTCCAACGCTTTGACCTCGGTGGTACCGAGATCGAGAATGCGCGCGGCTTGTTCGCGGGCTTTGTCCGAACCTTTTTCCCACATCTTGATTACTTCGACTTGCTGCTTGATTTGAGACGGCACCCCATTAAGGGCACGTACCATTTCTTTTGCATCGATTGCAGCGAGCTTGCCGGAACCGATCTGCTCTGCAATTTCAATTAGTCCGAAAGCGCTTCCAATAAGCGGCCCGAGGCTGCGATCGATTTTGAATGATGCTGGAGTTTCCTGCTTGCCGTTAGTAGTTTCGTTTTCAGCCATGTCGGCCTCCTGTGTTTTCGGCACCCAAATTATCTGGATGCTTTCAGAACTTCCTTGCAAACTTGTCGCGCGATTTCATGAGCGAGCCCGGCTTCGGCGATCGGGCGCCAAGGCTGCCAACATTCGTCGCAATAAACCGCTTTGCCAAACAGCTTGTAAGAGGATCGAACCCGGCCCCATGCCGCGCCGCAGTTTTGGCAATGCCCCACCGAGATTAAGGATTTTACGGATTTTTGCTGCTTGAGTATTTGATCCCGATTACTGCCGGCAATTCGTATTTGCGAACGCACATTGCGGCGCGCTGCGGTTAGGCTGACGAGCGCCCAACGTCGTCGCCGCGTCCGATTGCGTTGCGTTCTAGTTCTCAATGGAACCCTCGCGGTCCGCCGAGTACGCGCTACGCACCAGGGAAAGTCAAGGGCCGAGGATCAAAGTCCGTATTGTTTCAATACCTCAAAATCACGCAGACGAAAGACAGCCCCTTTGCTGTCCGGCGGATTGTTCGGAAAAATGCGATAGGGCCGCAAGCCAAAGGGTTGCGGCAGCTTTAAGATGCTATATGCCGCGATTTTTTGTTCAGCATGATCGACAAAGCCGTAAAGCATGTGATTAACCAAGCCGAGTTCCACTTTATCGATTTCGGTGCGCACTCCGCTTGGCCGCCACCAGCGGATTGTCACGTCCTGCCGGCGTTGACCTCCAAAACCCTCGAAATGATGCCAACGCCGCAACCGCACGGCGCAGCGGATTGGCTCGCTTGAAAATATCCCGAAATCGGTGGCTTCGTGTTTGTCGCTGAACTCATCTTGATTGAAAAAATGCAAGCCGAGAATGGCTTTTATCATTCTCGCAAACCGTCGTTCTAAGCTCAGATCGCTTTCGAAGCTCATGTTCCGAACCCGAACTTGCGTAGCTCGTTGCCGTATTGTGCGAAACCCTCACGCGCCTCGCGCGAGAAAACGTCAAGCCGCCCGTCTGGTGTCACTCGGCGAATGGTGTTGTAAAACTCGTCGGGTTTGCGCGAATGCTGGCGCCGCTCGCCCTGAAAACAAGTATTGAATGCTTGGGTTTCACGGAATTTCGGTGCGCCGCGACGGCCATAGATGACGAATTCGGAATTATATTGCGGTAGCCCATGCGGCTGAAAACCGCCCGGCTTGTGCCATGTCATCAGTAGAACGTATTTAAATCCCCATTGCTCGATCACGCTGAGCGCCGCAGGAACGTGTTTTTGTGTTGTCCAACAAAACAGATGACAATCATCGGCGGCCATTGCTGCGACTGGAAATTTGATAAGTTCGTCCGCCGTCATCGTCGGGTAGTCGAACGCAACCTGATTAGGCCGAACGTCGCGTTTGATCTTTTCCATCTCCCAAGGCGGGTCGATCACAATGGTGCCGTAACGCTCGGTGAGCAAATCAGCTTTCACGAGCTTTAGTGCCGCGTTTTTAGCTTTGATCGCGGCTTCCTTGGCGTCGCGGGTGCGCAACTTTTTCGCACTATCTGCGAAATCATTTCGCACTGTTGCTTCACTCACCCCGATCAGCTTCGCGGCTTGGCGCTGGCTGAGGCCGCCTTCGATCAGTTTTTGCGCCACCTCGCGACGTAATTTCGGATTATGCCTGATGACTGCATGGCGCAATTGTTCTGGCGATGTATGGCCGCCCTGGATGCCCCAATCGCATAGATCACGAATACCAATGAGCAGATCGCCGGCAATTTTTGTGAAATCTTTTGTCATGTGGCTTCGCGCAACGCTTGGTTTTTCCACCGCGCCCGCGCCGCCTTGCGCGCAATCGCTGTACGTTTTTCCGGCGAGAGTTTTGCCGTCCGCGCCAGCGTGGCGTTGCGCGTGTGTTGGCGAAACAGCACCGGCGCTGCGCGCGCCAAAAAGTCTTTGCTAACGACGTGAGCATGAACGCGAACTTGTGAATGATTGCGACCTTCCCACCGCGACTTGATTATTTGTTCTTGCGCAAAATCGCGGATCAACACCAGGCGAACGCCAAGCGCGGCGCAGATTATTGGTAAGGAATTTTTGCCGATCGATTTTTCGCGGCTCGGACCGAGCATCTTGTCGACGTGACCGCGAGTAAAACCGCAGAGCTCCTCAAAACCTTCGTTGGACAGACCGCGGTGGTTTTTCACTGCCCAAAACGCATCGGCGAGCTCGGCAAAATCGCGGACGATCAGAACCGGGAATTGGCTTTTTTCTGTCATTTCTCGAACCGCCCGATCGGCCGGCCCTTGACCTCGCCGCGCCCGGCCATCTCGAGAAACTCTTTGTAGCCAACCTGGCCCGGCGGCCGTGGTGGCGGCGCAATCGGCTGTGATTGCTGTCGCGGCAAGGCCGCATAACGGTCGAGGCGAGCGAGACGGTTTTGCACGCCGTCGCAAAATTCGCGGATCTGCCCGACATTCGGCAGGCCGTTCGGAAATGCCTTAGCAACGCCGGTGCGCGGATCAGTAACGTAGTTGACGACGGCAACCGAATAGTCGGCGAGCACCAGCGCCAGCGCCGAGACAAAAACCTCGGGGTCGTGCGCTTCATCCCTTCGGTAACAGCCGGCGATCAGTTTCGCTTGCTGGGCGCACCAGTGAGGGCCGGGGCGGGGTTCGGACGTCGGGGCCTGTGGCGGCCATGAGGCGTTCGGCGGCCTTGCCGACTGAGAGCCGATCGTCTTGAAGCTGTCTGCCATTGCTGCTTCCTCCGGGTTTTTGTTGCTCGAACGCCTTGCGGCACCAATTGCGCCAGGTCGCCGACCAATCGCGCTTGACCGCGCCAGGGCCGGCGCGGGCGTGCCAGTAGTCGATGAATTTCGGGATTTC